CACTATCGGCAGAACCGCTTGTGGCTACTGCACTAATAGGCTTATCCTTCGATTTAGGTTTTACTGATGCATCATCAACAACAGTTTCCGTTTCTTTGGCAGGCTTTTCAACATTTTTGTCCTTATCTCTTATGGCTCGAAATGCTATAATTTGGTTTTCAATAGTACCTAAATTTGGATCATTGACTTGTTTGAGGTAAGATTCTATCTCATCAGGAGTAAGACCGCCTTTTTCTAGATCTTTTACAAGATCGTCAAATTCTTTGGTATCACTTTCCTTTTTAGATAGTTTCTGCTCCAACTCATCAATCCTTTTATTAGATTCTTGAACTCCTACAGCTTTATAGTACGCTAACTCCGCTTGATGATAGTCATACGAAGTTGTACCTTTTTCATAGATGTCAGCTACATTAAAATCATCCGGCTTAACTGGTGGCTCTAAACCTTTTGCCTTCTTATCTTTCTTGGCAATTATTTTATTTAAAGCTATCGTTGCTTCCGAATTTTCACTAATGAACTTATCTAAGGCTAACAAAGGTTTTATTCTACCCTTAAGATCGTCTAATTCTTTTTTCAAAGGATTATACTTAGTGTCAAATTGGCTTTGCATATTAGAATATCCTTTTACCAATTCCTTAACACCATCTGGAGTATTTTTGAATTTATCTTTTATTAACCATTCCGAGTCAGTAGTTTTAGACTCAACCTTCGGCTTTTCCGCCTCCGGACTTTCTTTACCAATATTCCTAACCCTATTCAACTCCTTGAGTTTTTCAGTTACAGGATTATTTGTTTCAATCATTAGATGCTCCTTTTTAAGTTACTCATGCTTGAGGCTTTTCTTTAGAAGTTAATCCTACGCTTTGAATTGCGTATTTTTTCTCTGTGTCAATTTGCGCCTTCGCACCTTTGACTGCGGATTTTAATTCAGTTCCGCCTTTAGAAACTTGTAGCTGCATTTTGTCGTGATATGATTCACGTTCTCTGGTTTGTAGATCTCCCTTGACTTTCTTGAGTTCTTCACCCTGCGCTTCTAAAGCACGTTGAAGTTGTTTTCTTTCATCCATTCTTTCAAGTAAAGCAACTTTATCTACATTTTCTTCCATATTCAGAATAACCTGAACAGTATCATATATACCAGCATTTAACAGCATTAAATCTTTATTCAGCTTGGCAAGCGGAGACTGCGCTCTCGCTGAACCTACGACAACTCTAACTTCTGCATCAATAGATGTCATATCATATAATTTTTGTATAGCTCCTGATTTATCTCTATAATATCCATTAAGAGTAACTTCTTCTTCTTTTCCGTTTGGATGTATCAGTTTATAAAGTCTTTGCTGATCGTAAACATGAGGAATCCATTGAACCGCTACTCTGGCAATTCCATTTAACATATCATACAAAGGCAACATTTTATAATTTTGTTTTCTTGCGCTAGCCTCATCCATGATCTGTGCCTCTCCAACTGTACCTGGAGCTTGACCGCTATCGCCCTGTTGCCATCCATAAGCTCCAAAAACAGCTTCAATATCTTGAACGTATCTAGCTTTTTCATGGAACAGTTCTGTATTTACTTGGTTTACGCCAAATTCGTGATATTTTTTATTTGATAGTCCGCCTGGATTAAATTTAATGGCAATTCTGCCTGGCAAACTCATTTTAATCATTTCACTTGCATCAATAGCCCCTTCCTCATATCCAACATTAACACCGGCTGTTGCAGTAGTATGAGCAATAAGTAATGCCTCTGTGCGATTTAATTTTCTTTGTGGACCTTTAGCGTGCCTAACATCTCCGCTTGGTTCGGGATTTCGTGTCCAATTATTACAAGCAGATTTTAGAGGACATTCGGTAATAGGTAATACTTCATCATATATCTCTTGGTCTCCGATATAAAAAGTTTCTCTTTGATGAGATTTATAAACAATTTCTTCGTTAATAACTCCAATCTCTACAAGTTTATTATATTCCTGATCTTTAACCGCCTCAGCATATTCTTTATCATCTAATAATTTCCATGCGCCAGTTTCCATATTAGTAATTTTAGCATATGCAACATTAACAGGAGCAAATCTTACATATTTTCTAATTCTTTCTTCTGACTGGTCTATATTCTGCCCTCTGACAGTAACATTGTCCCTAGATGCCATAGAAAAAGTTAATTGTTCTATATCAACAGAATCTTTAGCATCTTTAATTTTATCTGCAAATTCAGGGTACATTGAGATTAATACTTTTTTAACGTGAATATCTGAATAAATTGTAGATGGAGAGTTTTCTAATGCCTCATCGGAAGTGTTTGCGCTTTTAAATACACAATTTGGATCTATGTTAAGTATTCTTAGTGCGCCTTGACCGTTATCTGCGTGCCAATCAGGATAAATAAATAGATGTGATTTACCTTTTACAACGTGATCTAAAGCTGTAGACCTAAATTGTTTTCCTCCTTCTGAATCATCCCAAATATCATCAAATATTCTATTCAAAACAAAGGCAGTAGTATTGTCCATTTTTCGAGGTCTAACGTGCCATTGTGGATTTCCTGACGCAACATTCGCTAAAACTTGCTCTACTGATGGTTTTATTTTATTGTTTGGCTGATCTGATTGTCCAATACTTCTAAGATAATCTTTTTGTGATGTGGTATGCTGATTACCGAGATAAAATTGTTCATCTTCCGCCATCTGTGCGCGATAAGTTACACTCTGCGCCCAATAGCGAAAAAATTCCTCGTGTATAATCTTATGATCTAAATCATCTAATTTAGTTACAGGTATTTCTAACATAGTTTGTCTACATTGTATACTTAGTATACATATTTAGTGTAAACAAAAGCAACACTTTTTTAAAAAGGAACGCCGGCATCGAGGAGAAAACCGGCGTTTTGTTCGGACTTTTCTGAGAGATTTATGTGGATAGATATTACAAAACTTTCTTAACTAATACAACAATTCGCCGGTCTCCCAATCGTAGCCTATTGGTATTTGCGGAGTTTCAAAGGTCTGTTCTTTTGTTTCAACAAGTTCCGGCGGGTACATATCTTGTGTTGCCCAGCGTAGAGCATCGAGAGTGTCTTTTTTAGATTTGCCATCTTTTCTGAATCTTAAATATTCAGCCTCAAATTCGTTCATGTTTTCCATAGAATAAATTGAGTGCGATCCAAACATCGGTTGCAGTTCCATTATACGATATATTTTAGAATGATACGCCTCTTGTGGGTTGATGTTGTAGAATTTACCTTTTTTCTTTGAAACTCTAGTCATGTACGGAGTTAGCATTTCATGTCCGGTTTTTTCTATATTAACAGCACGCGGTTTATATTTTTCCATCATTTCCCATAAGGTATCTGCACACATCATCGGGTCTGCTTGATCTCTCCAATATTCAAGAATATAAATATCATAATTCCTTGCTACTCCGATAACCATAACAACCGAATAATCGGCAGTAATCTTTTCACTTGAGGCAGGATCAACTCCGATAAAAACATTAATTGGAATTGTTTTATCATCGTGATATTGATCGTTTATATGTAGGAAAGAATAATCCTTCTCTTTATTATAGTGGTACTTGCCATCCCAATATCGAATATCTGCTTTCTTGAATATCCTAAATGAATCATCTGTAGGAATATTCTGAGTTTCTTGAAACCAGAATTGTTCATCGCCTTCTGATTTAAGTCTCCGGCGTTCTTTCTGTAATGTTTCATAAGGTTTATAGTCTTTCCATAGTACTTTAGGAATACCGTTCTCAATGATCTCATGTCCTTCTGCAACAAATTCTCCATCAGGAACATCTTGAATAACTCCTTGAAAGAATCTATGTTTCCACTCCTCGATAGTATATTTTCCTTTATGCCAAGCTCCTGAACCGGCAATTCGATTTAGATAAGACTCATCGTCTAAGATAGTTCCAACAGCTACAAACACTCCATTATCGCAACCTGGTATGGCTACCGCATTGATCCATCTCCGCATTTTCTGTCTCTGCCCTATCGTAAGAGTATTTCCATCTCCCTCGAAATCATCAGCAATAGCAGAAGGTCTATATGGTCCAAACTTTAATCCTCTACATTTTTGATTGACACCGCGAACTAAAACTCTAGCAATATCGTTAGG